AGAACATTATCTTAGTGTCTTCACCTACTCTTGTTATTATACTATCTAATTCATGAAAATTCAAGTTTTGTGACTCATCTATTATCACAATAGAATTATCAAGTGTTGTTCCTCTAATGAATGATGTAGACCAGAAGGTCACACTCTCCTGTGCTTTGAGGTTACCCCATAGCATTTCAAACTCATTGTCTGTGGGCAACTCAAACATATATTTGACCATATTTTTATATGGTATCTGATATAGTGCTGACTTATCTTCGTGATCACCAGGTAAAAAACCTATCTCTCTGGTAGAAACGAGTGACCTGACTAATACCACCTTGTTGTAAGGTGTCATAGGATCAAGCACCTCTTTCAACGCTTGATAGAGAGTGATAAATGTTTTACCTGTACCTGCTGCACCATAAAGAAAAAGGTTTTTACCCTCTTGGTATGATGCAAAAGCATGCTTCTGATTTTCTGTGATGGGTTGAATATCAACCATCATGTCAGAATTATATGGTTTCTTCCTCCTCATTTGTTTCGCAGTCATACCAGCCCCAACACTGGTGGACATCTTCTTTTTACGTGCTGGCATGCTATGTGTGTGTAATTTTTTGTGGTTTTACTTTTGAACCTGGCATCTCTGATACTCTTGAGAGAACTTCGTTCCATCCTCCATCGGTTCTACTATACACGTCACCTGTAGCACTTACTACACCCCCTGCTCCTTTAGACCAGTCTTTATCCCAGTCTGGGTTATCTTTTCTCCACTGATCATATTCTTTCATAGACATAGTGAGTTCTTTCTGTTCACCTGTCTTCAAATTTTTTAATGGGTATGTTGGCATGTGTTATTGCGAGTGTTTTATTTAGAGATGATAACTTTACGTTTACCACGTTCTTGGACTGACGCACTGAAGCGAAGCGGTCTGGTGGTGCACATATTGCATACACTTTCTGCCATTTTAGTATTCTCACAGAAATTTGTCAACTCCTCATCTGTACAATCAACAGGTAAACCATCTACGATATACTCTTGCCACACCTCATCTTTGTCTTGCTCATGAACAAACAACAACTCTCTTAGGAAGGCGGTGTTAGGACACTTCCATAACTTACCATTATATAATTGTGTATTTGGACAGGAGCATAATTTATAACTTTTTTTTATATTATTTTTATTATGTGGGTATATTTTATCATCCTTCTTTTTGAGTGAATGAAACCACCAATCCTTTTCGTCCTGATGTTCGGTGACCTTCACCTTACTGTGACGAAATTGTCTAAGTATATGGTTGACTTTGTAATCGTGAATGGATACTCTGAGAAAAACTCTTGGGTCTTCTAATACTCTTCTGATCCAACCTTCATTCTGTAAGAGCAGTAAGCCATTGGTATAGAGATAAACAGGAGAATTAGTATGTGATCTACATGCATCTACAATTTCCTCACATCTAGGATTTAGTAGAGGTTCACCACCTATGATGGACACTCTCCCAATATCTATACGTGGTAGTATTATTTCTATATCTTTTATCAGGGAGTCAGTATTCAATTTACTACCAGGTGCAAAATGATTACTGAAGTGATTGCATCCCTTGCATGATAGATTGCAACCAATGGTTGTGCTTATGTCAAGAATGTTCAGTGTAGGCAAGATATGCAGCTCCTATTGACGTACCACCATCATGTGCTATGGGTTCAGCATGAATGGGTACATCTAATTCTTTACGTAATTTATAGTTCACCACACAATTTAGGAAACATCCACCCGATAAGACCAATGGTTTTCCATTAGAAAATTTTGCAAGATACAGTGCTCTCTCTTCCCATTCTTTCTGTAGATAGAATGCGTCTGGTTTCCCATATGCTGCCATGCCCATGACTTTACCTGCATCCTCCTCGTCAAATCCATAGTTGACACAAGTCTGCTGAAACTTTTTACCTATTCCTATGTCCTCTTGAGTAAAATACTTTTTATGCAATACTTTCCACGAGGGTAAGTGATACACAGTCTCTATTTCAATACCTTGATCAGTCTTTGACCCATTAGCATCAACCACAATAGCAACTGCCTCATCAAACCCAGAGTTATAGTATGCTGTTGATGCATGACACTTGTGATGTTGATGTCTATAATCATATACCTTGGCATTGGGAAACATTTTCTTAGATAGACTGAGATCTAGAGCAGATAACAACTTCTTTGAATCTTTCTCCCAGAATGAATCACATATTGCTATGGCATCTATATTATGTGCATACTTTAGTATTGATCTTATAGCAGAGTCTCTCTTTCTTCTCGTAATTCTCTCAGACTCTATGTAAAATTGTATGACACCATCTCTCAGCACACATATCGATCCATTGTTTGATAGGTTCAACCCTAGGACAGAAAATTTTGCCGAGATTTTTTTTCCAGTATCATGTAATTGAATTGTCATTTTCCCCTGAGTTTTTGCACCTCTGGAAAATATATGTAGTCAATATCACTACACTCGAAACATTCAATCGCATCCTCTGGTGTTTCTACCAATGGGTCACCTGCTAAATTGAATGATGTATTGAATAGTATAGGCACGTCAGTAAGTTGATAGAATGAATCAATCAACTGATAGTAATTAGTATTATCTTTGAGTCCTACTGTTTGAACTCTACATGTATTATCTACATGTAGAATAGCAGGTATCTTATCATAGGTATGTGGTAAAGCATCTAGTGCATACATCATGAAGGGAGATTCATCTAACCCTGCCATATCAAACCACTTATGTGCATGAGGTAGTAATACACTACCTGCAAAAGGTCTGAATGGTTCTCTGTTTTTTATTATGTTGATTCTATCCTTACCATCTGGATCTCTTGGATCATACAGGATTGAACGATTACCCAATGCCCTAGGACCTGCTTCTGATCTACCTTGAAAGATTGCCACAACTTTACGTTGCTCTATTAATTGAGCAACTTCCATTGTGTTTACTGTGTCTCCCTTTACATCAGACAAATCATATTCAGGTCCTAAGTATAGAGTATCAATCATCGTGATCATCCCAAGGATCTGCTAACTCTTTGTTGTCAAAGAATCCTTTGTATATTCCATATGCTGCAAGCAGCACAGTGATAACTGCGATTGAGATACCAAAGGTGTAGTTTGGATTTAGTGTGAGATGTGGAATTATTGGAGTTTCACAACTCAGTTCCCATGTGCCTGGTAAAAAGTATACAGGTGGACAGGAAAGAAATGTCATAAGTCATACCCAATTTGGTTTTCTGGATGGGTCACGAAGATAATTAGTTGCAACCCAAGGTTTGCTCGCAATGTAAGTCTTGTAAGCAGAAAAAGTGTCAATGCTTGAGTCAAATTTCCACTCTTCAGGCATCGCTCTCGTGAAGGTTTTAGGGAGATCATTGTTCTGAGGGAATATTTTATCAGCATGTTCGATGGTGTGCTGACAACTGTGTGTCTTGCCATATCTGTGAGTATACTCAGCACATAGTGCAAGTCCGTGTTGTATCAACCATCTGTAATTATCCTGTGCCCATACTGTGCATGGATGATTACGAAATGCACCCTTGTCAGTAAGATATGGAGTGCCATCTAATTTAGGTAGTGTACCAAAGTCATGACCCCACTTCTTAGATGCAACGATAGATAACATCTGACATGTTTCTAATGGCATCTTGACAATGTGTTTATCAGGCAAGCACTGTGCCGAGACTGTTGGGTCTGGGTCTGTCACAAAAATGTTCATAATATGCTAGTAATGCTGAACCGATTGCTAGACCACCATCATAAGCGAGGGGGTCTACGTATAGATTTACATCTATATTTTTTATTATACTATAGTTAGCCACACAATTCAAGAAAAAACCTCCAGATACACAAATATTATTTTTACCAGTCAACTCAATGGTTTTATTGATCATGAACTTGACATGTCTCTCTGCTGATTTTTGTAAATTATAAGCAAGATCTTCTGGTTTTACAGAAGGTCCGTAGTAACCAGTGCTATCTCTCTCTGCATACAAGTCTTTACTACAGACACTGTGACCATACTCTTCATTGAATAGATTGACATCACCAGATCCATATGCAGACAGACCCATGGTTTTACCTGCATCTAGTTCATCAAATCCACACTCCCTTGATACTCTTCTGAACGCTTGACCTATGCTAGTTCTGTCACTATAAAAATTATTATTATCCCAGTAAGGTTCATCAAGTTTTCCACACTCACTCTCACTCCAGAATGTAGAGTAGTGTTTGAATACTGGTTTCATATTATCAAATATTGTCTCAGTTTCACAAAATCTAAGTCCATTATGGTCATGCACTGAACCCTTACCATCCATAATGAGAACAGCAGCATCTGTAAAGGGTGAATTCAATAGCACGTTTGCAGCATGACACTCATGGTGTCTCTGCCTATAATCAAGTATCTTTATACCTTTCTTACGAAATATTCTACACAGATTTTCTTTTTCTTTTGTTCTGAGTATGAATTTTTTAGGATAATATTTTGTGTAACAGTCCACTATCACCACTGCATCTAAGTCATCAGCGTACTTCTCTGCTATTGCTTTTGCACTACGGTCTCTCTTTATTCTTGTGACTCTTTCTTCTTCAAGATAAAACTTTATAAATCCATCCTCTATGACTGCGAATGAACCATTCTTAGATAGATTTACTCCTCCGATCCGTGTTGCCATCCCAATGCCTCTGCTACAGCAGGGAACTGCCCTGCAAATATACATGCACATTCTTTTGCTATTCTCATGTGCTCAAGTTGTGTGCCATGTGCTGATCTCAAATTTATATAATGTATCCATGACCTACATGAACCTGTCATGTATATTTTTGTAGGTGTACAGAGTGGTAGCACCATTCTAGCACACTCTTTTGCTACACCATCCTCAAGCATCTGATTGTATAAAGCATACGCACTACTGAATAGTGTAATCATTTGTTTATTCAATGTATCAACCACCTTTGGATCAAGATCATCAATACTATTCTGTCTATTCTTAGAGTCTTGTCTTCTCAACTCAGGTAATTCAATCGTCTCTAACAACTTAGTATCTGCATATCTCTGACTAAATTCTTGAAACGTGAATGATCTATGTCTTAGTATCTGTGCAGCGATAGCACGAGTTGTTTCTATCTCTAGAGTCATGGTCGCTTGCTCAAATACAGACCAATGATTGTGCTTGATACAATACCTCAAGAGACCAGCATACTTTTCATTCTCTTGATTATTTGGATTTGAAACTCTGGCAATGTATGCCATCGTCTTCTCTGCGTCAGGTGTGATACTGACAAGTCTTACGTTCATGTTCCCTCGAACTCTTCGTCATAGTCCATCTCATGTGGATCTATATCATCATATCTATAAGACTCAGTATCTGAGTACACCTCTGCTTTGAGAGCAGACAATAGCATCTCAAGATCAGATACTATAACTTTTAGTTTGTCTCTATCCATGACAAAATTATAGCATAAAAAAAGGAGGGGTCAACCCTCCTTTCTCATTAGCTGCAAGGTGATGCCTTGCTGTTGACCTTGAGTCCACGATACATTAGATCGTGTCTGTTACGCTTTGATG